ACAATTACACAATCCTAATCTGTTTGCTGTGGCTGTATTGGAACAGGCAAATGTAGTGTCACCAATACCAAAAGCAAAAGACTGGAGAGATGTGCATCTAAAAACATTGATGGCTAGTTTACAAGAGATAGAACCTCTGAGGTCGTTAGATCCAAAAGAGCATTTAATAAATTTATTACACGAGTTTACAGTGAACAGACCACAGGCAAGAACAAGAGATGACATACTACGTAAGATGGCTTGGAGTGATGAGGGCTTCACATATTTTAGGATGGATGACTTCTTTGCTTTTTGTAAAAGAAACAACTGGGAGATGGATAGAATTAAAACAGGAAACTTATTAAAAAGTTTAGAGGACATCTTTGATAAAGAAACAAGACTAAAAGTAAAAGATCAACAACCACATCTTGTAAAAATAAAATCTATGAAAAAAGAAAAACCAACTATCAGCAAAGTTAAATACGAGGAGACACCTTTTTAATGGCAATTAAACCACAGCAAAAAGGCGTTGCATGTGAACACATGGCTTTAGCCTGGTTAATCAAAAGAGGTTATTTATGTTTTCATGCTACAGGTAGTCATTCACCTATTGATATTGTTGCATTGAAGTATGACAAGAAAAATAAACTTACTGAAACGCGTTTTGTAGACGTCAAAAAAACGCAAGTCTACACAAAGAAACAAGGTAGGGCTGGTTATGAAAAATTAAGTAAGGGATTAAAACCACACCAAAAAGAAATGGGTGTTGAAGTTTTATTGGTATATCAAAATGGTAAGTGTGTATGGCACGTTCCAAAATATAGGCATAAAAAAACATGAAAACAATAATACTGGGACCACCCGGCACAGGTAAAACAACTACACTACTAAATTTAGTAGAAGAATTTTTACGTGATGGTGTCGACATAAAAAAGATAGGATACTTTTCTTTTACAAAGAAAGCTGCATGGGAGGCGACACACAGAGCAGAAGAAAAATTTATGATTGACCAGAAAGAGATACCATATTTTAGGACACTGCACTCACTGGCATTTAGAATGTTGGGTGTAAAGAAAGAACGTGTGATGAAGCACTCTGACTACAGAGAGTTTGGTTTGAAATGTGGCATACCCATCAAGACAGCATGGCATAGTGAAGAGGATGGTGTTTTCAGTTCTGACAATGAGTATCTTAGACTTATTAACAAATCGCGGGTAATGGGCACCAATGTCTTGGAAGAGTATAATAAAAACGAACACAGTATGGACATAGAGCGAGATCTATTATATCTTTTAGATCAAGAACTTAGTAGATATAAAAAAGAGAAAGGCTTAATAGATTATAATGACATGCTGGAACAATTTATTGAACAAGATATATCACCGTCTTTCGACGTGTTATTTATTGACGAGGCACAAGATCTTTCACCCTTACAATGGAGAATGGTTAGAACGTTATGGGGAAAAGCAAACAAGACCTATATTGCTGGTGATGATGACCAGGCTATTTTTAAATGGGCTGGTGCTGATGTTGATACTTTTATTGCACTTAAAGAAGAAGTAGATTACGTCGACACGTTGAGTCAGTCATACAGAATACCAGGTGGACCAATACACGAGCTGTCACAAAAGATTATTAGAAATGTTTCAAAGCGATATGATAAAGACTACATGCCAAGACAAGAGGTGGGTGATTTGACAAGATACTCTGACGTTACACAAATAGATATGTCACAAGGTGAGTGGCTAGTGTTGTCAAGCGCAAATTATTTTTTAGACGACATAAAAGAATTATGCAGACTACAGGGGTGGTACTACTCACACAAGACAAAAAACTCTATAAAATTAGATTTACTTCTTGCAATACAAACATGGGAAAAATGGAGAAACAGTGAAACACTACTACCAATCGCATCAATAAAAAATATTTATTCTTATCTCGGTGACAACGTTGCGCCAGGATACAAGACCGGTAAGACCATGGACGAGAACGAAGATGGTTATTATATTGAAGAGTGCATCGAGAAACACGGATTACAAACTCAAGATGTTTGGTACAAAGCGTTCGATGGATTAGATGCTGAGACAGAAAACTACATACGAAACATGTTGGCCAACAAAGAAAAAATTTCACAAACACCACGTATAACTTTATCAACAATACACGGAGCAAAAGGAGGAGAAGCTGACAATGTATTACTTTTACCTGATATTACTAAGTCTGCTGTTGACCACAACGATATTGATCCAGACGAACTACACCGTCTATTCTATGTTGCTGTAACACGAGCGAGAAAGTCTTTACACATATTAGAGCCAAGAAATTATGACAGGGCATATGTATTATGAATAAGTCGTCAATAGCTGTTGCTGATAAATTTTTTGGTAAAATTACAAATTCAAAATTTTCACCTGAACAAGTAGCTTTGATAAGAAAGATGTCAAAAGAACAAAAAAAATCACAGAGAGAATTAGGAAAAATTTTTAATTGTGCAGCGAGCACCATAGGTATGATTATTAATCCAGAAATATATACTAGAAAAAAACAAAACAGAAACAGGGAGTACGAGAAAAGGCCAGAGATAAGAGAAAAACGTAGGCTGTATAAACTTAAAAACAGAGAAAAAGTAAAGAAAAGACAGATAGATTATTTAAATACCGAGAGAGGTTTTTTAGTGTGTAAATTTAATGATTGTAGAAAAAGATCTTATCAAGCCAGAAAATATTACAAACGTAAAAGTGTTGATTTTCATGTCACGATAGAAGATTTTTTACAATTATGGCAGGACCATAAAGATAAATATGGTTGGAAGTGTTACTACACAGGACTACCAATGACCATAGGAAGATCAGCGGCTGTCAAAGGTTCTAAGAAAAGAAACTCCACACCACCAAGCTTGCTCTCTGTTGATCGTTTTGATTCTAATATTGGATACACAAAAGAAAATATTGTTTTTTGTCGTTGGGATTTCAACAGTCGAAAAGGTAACATAGCCGTCGAAGATTGTATTATTATTTTAAAAAAACACATGCAAAGAAACCCAGGAGCTCTAGTAACATGACTGATAACGTAAACCATCCACCCCACTACAAACAAGGTGATATTGAGTGCATTGATGCAATAAAGTCTGCTTTAGGTGATAGTTTTAAGTTTTATTTACAAGGAAACGCCCTAAAATATCTCTGGAGGCATCAGCACAAAGGCAAGATTATAGAGGACTTAGACAAGGCCATATGGTATATTAATAAGTTGAAGGAAGAATATAAGTGAGAACATTACAGCAACCATTATTTACACCAGAAACAGAATGGGTGCCACCAGATAGATTACCAGATTTGTCAAGTCATAGTGAGATAGCTATCGACTTAGAGACAAGAGATCCGAACCTGCTTACAATGGGATCAGGTGCGGTAAGAAGAGACGGGGAGATAGTCGGCATAGCCGTTGCGGTCGAAGGCTGGTCCGGCTATTTTCCTATCGCGCACGAAGGTGGGGGCAACATGGATCGAGGATTGGTCCTGGACTGGTTCGAAGAATTGTTGAACAACACAGCTACAAAAATATTTCACAATGCAATGTATGATGTATCCTGGATCAGGTCACTTGGCTTTCACATAAACGGTGGCATCATTGACACAATGATTGCTGCAAGTTTGATTGACGAGAACAGGTTTAGTTACACACTTGACTCTGTTGGTAAAGATTATATTGGCATGCGTAAGAATGAAAAACTTTTACAAGATGCTGCAAAAGATTTTGGTGTCAATCCAAAAGCAGAGATGTGGAGACTACCTGCACCATTTGTTGGTGAGTATGCAGAAAAAGATGCAGAGATCACACTGAAGTTGTGGCATGCACTGCAACATGAAATATCAAAACAAGATCTGTGGGATGTATTTAATTTAGAAACTAATTTGTTTCCGTGTCTGGTCGATATGAAATTTCAAGGTGTGCGTGTAGATGTACAAAAAGCTATGTCTGTCAAGGCACAGCTACAAGAAACAGAGAAAAATTTGTTACAAGATATTAATAAGTTAGCAGGTTTTGACGTTGAGATCTGGGCTGCTGCATCTATTGCAAAAGCGTTTGATGGTCAAAAGATTCCATACGACAGAACAGAGAAGGGCGCACCAAGCTTTACAAAAAACTTTCTTGCAACACACCCAGCTGAGCTACCAAAACTAATTAATGAAGCAAGAGAGATTAACAAAGCAAACACAACATTTATCGATACGATACTCAAACACGAACACAACGGGCGCATACATGCAGAAATAAATCAGATACGATCAGACCAAGGCGGCACGGTGACAGGTAGGTTCAGTTACAACAACCCGAACCTACAGCAGATACCAGCACGTCACAAGCATCTGGGCCCGCTGATTAGAAGTTTATTTATACCAGAAGAAGGACACAAGTGGGGCTGCTTTGACTACAGTCAACAAGAACCTAGAATACTTGTACACTTTGCATCACTGATGAGACTAGAGGGCACAGGAACTATTGTAGATGAATACAGGAGCGGCAGTGCAGACTTTCACCAGATGATTGCAGACATGGCCGGCATCGAACGTAAACAAGCAAAGACAATTAATCTTGGCATCATGTACGGCATGGGCAAGAACAAACTTATGGCAGAACTAGGACTCATGAAAGAAGCTGCAGAAAAATTATTAAAAACGTATCACCAAAAAGCACCGTTTGTAAAAATGTTATCGGAAGCTGTAGCGCGTCGCGCTGACGACTCTGGTAAGATTAGAACGATAGGGGGACGACTGTGCCACTTTGATATGTGGGAGCCCCATGGCTTTGGTATTAAGAAACCATTGCCACATGCTGAAGCACTCAGGGAACATGGCCCGGGGATTAAACGCGCGTTCACGTACAAAGCTTTGAACAAGCTGATCCAAGGATCAGCTGCGGACATGACAAAATTATCCATGTTGGCTCTGTACAGAGAGGGGGTGATTCCCCATATACAAATTCATGATGAACTTGATATCTCAATATCGAGCGTACAAAATGCAGATAAAATTATTAAAATTATGGAAGAAGCAGTTGAGTTACAGGTCCCGAACAAGGTAGACTACGAAAAAGGAGATAATTGGGGTGACATACAGTGATGATGATCCAGTAGAAATTACACTAGGCATATGTGAGTCATGCGATAATTACGTACCTTTTGTAAGATTAGTGACTGGTAAAGATGATCGGGTGTATCAGTGTCTGACATGCAAGGCACGTCACACTCAACACGTCAACGGTAAAATTACGTTTAAATACCTAGACGAACTGTACTCGATAAAAAATGCCGGCAGCAAGAGATAGCCACCGGCATATGAAGGTGAGAGATATTTGCATAATATTTTAAAATAAACTCTTGTCAAATATAATATTCGACCTATATAATCCCATATAATAATATAATAAGGAGGCAACATGCCAGATATAAGTAAATTTAAATCAGTGTCAGTATCTACAGACACACACGCAAAACTGTCTAGTCTAGCACAAAATAGATTTGAAGTGCCAGTAAGTGTGCAAAAAGTTATAGAATTTTTATTAGAGAAAGAATTAAAAAAGAGGAAAAATGGTAGATCTAACGGGAAATCACGAGGTTAAGGCTATCTGTCCTAGGTGTGCAGGGAATGGCTATATTCGTATGCCAGCAGGCTGCGCACACCAGATAAACTGTCCGCAATGTGATAGTCAAGGCGAAGTGTGGTTGTT